AGATGATGTCGGAGAGGTCTTCACGGTTGCCGATCGCGGCGCTGGTGAGGAAGGTATTGGTAGGTGCAGCCATAGTCCTGGTCCTTTATGCCCGGCGGGTCGCGCGCTTGGCTAGCAAGAGCTCAAGGGCGTCGTTTTCACTGCCGGAATTTGAGAGTTTTTCGGTGAGGGTTTGAAGAGCCGCGGCCTTGTCTGCGCCTGGAGCGCGGGCAACGCCGGGTCGCTGAACGGGAGGAAGCGGCTTGGCAGCGATGGGCTTGGGGGCGCTCTGGATATCTCGGAGCTTCAAGGCATCTGCGAGGAGTCGCTGAACGCGATGGTCATAGATGGAAAGCTTTTCCTTCCCATGCGCCAGCGCAGCGAGTTCACTATCCTTAAAGCCGAGTTCCGGGAGCAGCTCAGTTGCCACCCGTTGCGTTAGTTTCAGGCCCTTGTCCTTGTCTGCAAGCTCAGGAATGAACTCGGCCGCCTTTGCGTTCTCCTCCTGGACGTGTTTCGCCCAGTTGGATTGCTCAGCCGCCGTATTCTCCGCCGTCACGCGATCGTTTTCCGCCTTTGCGGCCTGAAGGCGCATTTGCTGCACCTGCCACGCCTGGAAACGGAACGGATCTTCAGCCTGAAGCTTGACAACATCATCCATAGTCTTGATGTCGGCGAATGCGTTCTGCTGTGCGCTCTGGAGCTCCTGCATCAAGGCCGGAAGTTTGGCCTCGTACTGCTGCCTTACCTTTTCCGCCGCTTCACGCTCAGCCTGAACGGCCTTGCGTTGTTCAGCGATTTCATTTTGACCCCTACGGAAATCCCGCTCTCGTTCCTGTTCGCGCGCATGGATGTATTCCTGCGTCTCGCGAGGCAAGGTCGCAAAGCGTTCCTTCTCGGCTTGGGTCCAAGACCTCGGCGGGTCGATGGGCTCAGGGTTCTGAGGTTCGACAGCTTCGGGCTGTTCGCTGGGGTCCGTTTCCGGGGCAGCGTTGTCCTCATCGGACAATTCGGGTTCTGCGGTCGCCTCTTCGGCGCTCTCGGCAGGTGATTGGGATTTCTCTCGTGCGGCGACGAGAGAGGCTACAGCACGTTCCGGGCTATCGAAGCTCTCGGGAGCGTCTGCACCAAGGGTGATTTCAGTCGCGGGCGAGGCATCAACCTCGGGAGCGCCGGTATCTTCAGACATAAAGTTCCTTTGGGTTAGCGAACGTCTTCCCAGCGCATCTTGCGCTCGGCCGTCTCGGCAAGAATCCGCAACTCAGTCGCCGCAAGCTTGCCGTTATTGACTACGCTCGTGAGGTGATCGCGGACCTTGCCCACGATATTGATCGCCAGGAACAGCTTCTCCCGGCCAGATACGTCGTCGATGGTGGTTGACCGCCACGCCGCCGTATAAGAGCCCTCCAGCGAGGCAAATGCCTCCTTGAGGATGTCGTCGTCCAAGAGTTTCTGTGCACGGACGCCTTTTACAGCGTCTTGGGACAGCTTGGATTCGTCTGTCACTTATTGACCTTCGGCTTCTGCTTCATCTGCTGAAGCTTGGCCTGATGCGCTGTATCGGCCTGCTCAAGCTTCTGGTCATGAACCTGCTGCTCGTGCGCTATCGCCATATCGTGCTTATGAGCATCTGCAACGACGCCCACGACAGTTTCGGCAATCTTTGCCTGATGCGCCTGATGGTCTGTCTGCGCCTTGCGCTCCATCTCCAGCGCCTTCATGTGCGCATCGATGATCTTCAGCTTGGCGTCGATCTCGGCCTTGAACTGCGCCAGTTGGGCAGCGTCCTGCGCCTTCTGCTTATCGAGCTGAGCCTTCAGCGCCAATTCCTGCTGGTCGTTCTGAGCCTGCGCCTGGATCGCCATCACCTTGGGATCTGGCGGCGGCTGAACCGGCGGATGGAGCAATTGACCCGTCTGCGGGTCTTTCGCCTCTGGATCATTGAAGAACTTGTCGGGGTTCTTATGCCCCATAATCTTGGTGAGCTCGGCCGCGGTGTTATACAGTTCACGGTCGCCAACCAAGTTGACCTTACCGCCAGCAATCATTTCCTTCTGCACGTTCGCAAGCGCCATGGTCTGGGCGAACTGCTGAGCCTTGCCGCCCGTTCCAAGCCCGACATTGATGGTCATATCGTCGCGGGTCTTCCAGGCGCGAGGATCGACATCAACCCACTTGTTACGCAAACGCACCGTCTGGGCCTTCGAGCCGTGCTTCCTGATCGTGCCGTGCAGCAGCGAGAAGATATCCCGCACGCCCTCGGCCATAATGCGCGCAATCAGCTTGGTCCGCATCTGCGAGGCCGAGAACACTTGCGCTACAGCCGTCGCCGACTGGTTTTGCAGCGCGTTGGCGTCGATGCCCTGCGATTGGTTGCTAAGTCCAGTCCTGGTTTCGCGCGTCGCGTCCATGTACTGGAGCGCGGGATAGACGCTCGCGGTAATGTCGGGGACGACCTGCCAGTTCAATCCGCCGGGGTTCTTGGTCCGTACAACGCCTCCAGGCCGACTGACCAATAGGTCATCCAAAGTATTAGGACCAGCATTGGCTTCAGCCACCTCAACGCGCGGGTTGTTGTGCAGGTACAGATTGTCCAGCATGCCACGAACCAATGCGGTCTTGATGCGCTGGATATCCATCACAAGATCGGCGATAGACCGGCCAAAGAACCGATGCGGCTGCGGAACCGGGGTGGTCGCGGCGAACGGAATCGCGTCGAAAGGGGTTATCGCGGGCTTGCCATCACGCTTGAGGATTTCCCCCTGCGTGCCGGCAGTAACGACCTGATACAAACAGGCCCGGCCGTTGCCCTCATAGTCCATCCGGATGTAGTGCTCGGTGACCTTAACGAACCGAGCCGCTTTGTTGCTCGAGGCCGATACCGTGTTGAAATGCTCTGCGACCGTATCGCGGGAGAGCGTCTCAACCTCGTTATTCCCGGTATAATCTTCCAGGTTGTTGACCTGATCCTCATCAAAACCCTCTTCGACAAGCTGGCTGACGGTCTTGGTCACGATCTCGTGGAAGCAGTAATTGCAATCCCGGATGTTGCGGGCGCCGCGCTCGATGCCGAATTCTTCTGGGGGAACGCCCATCACGCGGGCCTGGGCAAGCTTCTTCGTGGTGATGATCGTAACGTCGTGCATGACTGGCGCGGGAGGCGCCATGGTGGCGGGAGCGGCCATCAGCTCGTTGCCTCGCTCTCAACGGGTTCGCCAGCCTCGTTGTGCGCCGTGTGCTCAATGATTTTCATCGCCCCGTCTGACTGCTGGACAGCCATCGAGAGCATGGCAAACTGTTCCTCGGTCAGGTCATAATAGGTCTCGCGCTGCTCTTCCTCGCGCTCCTCCCACCAGACCTTCACAATTCCAACTTTCGACAGCAATGCGTCCTTGATAAACGAATAGAGCGTCATAAAACCGGGATTCTGCTGCATGAACACATGATTCACGTAGTCAGTCTCCTGCTGCGCCCCCTCTTCGTCCTCCGGACCAACCGGCTCAAAGCGGACAACCTCGTCAGATCCAGCGAAGATGTCCATGAGCGCCGGCATCAGACCTTCGATTGTGTCGGCAACATCAGTGGAGACAGCACTTGAACGCCCATCCACGGTCGGCATGTCCTGCGACATATCGCCGAGGTAATATTCCATCGCCGTGGCACGGTCCTGGGAGAGCTGAGCCGCCACCAATGCAGCCATGGCATCGGCCTTTTCTGCCGCAAGGACAGATTTAAGCTCAAGCTCCGACATCTTGGGCATTAAGCGTAGCCCATGTTGGCGTAGCTCAGCGGCCGGTTGAAGCCCGTGTTCACAATCTTGGTGTCCAATGTCATGGCGAGGTAGCGGAATGCATCAGCAGCATGTGACGTCCAGTCATGAACCGGACGCGGCTTCAGCGCTTGCAGCTTGTCGTCGTATTCGGAGCGGTAGAGCTTCAAAGCATCGATACCGCGTGAGCATTTCTTGGCGTCGAACCAGCAGCGCGGGATGATCGTGCGAACGGCGTTTATGCCGTCCTCAACCCGGTGCATCGGCGCTATGGTAAGGCTCTTCAATCCAAGGCTTTCCAGAACTTCCAAGCGGCTTTTGCCTGTTCCAAGCTCCTTTGCTTGGGCGTCATGTGGTACAATGTGACCCGCGTATAGGTACGGCCGAGAAGCGATCTCTCGTGCGTAATGTCCCAGGTCAACCCCGGAAGCCTCGTAGTAATCAATGATATGAATCTCTCGACCGATAACTTGGGCGAACCAGATTGCGGTCGCATCACGAATTCCCAAGTCCCAAGCGGTGTAGACTTGAGCTGTTGGCTCATACGGCACCCCTGTAATGCGCGACGGCTTCTCGTTCTCAGCCTGGTTCATCAGCCGGCCGTAATAGGCGCCGATAACCGCAGCTTCGAAGCTGCACTCGTATTCCTGCGCAAACTGCTCTTCCGACATCTGCGTGCGCTGTAGCGCAAGCTCGTCTTCAGACGTTACGCCCGTCTCCGACGCCTTCAGGATCAGCCTGAACCAACCCGGCAACTCTGCGCCGGTATCATCCCGGTCGATCTTGTAGAACCAGTCTCTGCCCTTCGGCGTTCCGATGAACGTTGCCCATCCCTGATAATCTGACAGAGTTGGCAATATAACTTCGGGCCAAGCCCTTGGATCGATCTGGGCGGGCTCGTCAAGAATGACGCC